CTACTGTAGATGTGCTCGAAAGATTTGAGTTTTGTCAAACTAGGCCCATTTGTATCAATGGACAATATCGAATGGTGAGAAATCTCCACCAATCTTTGTCCAAAGATCTTCATAGTCTAAACGACCTAGCCAGTGACAAAGCACGCGATGCTTGGTTGGACGCTGTTGGTAAGGGGGGACGCATACTTAACGATGGAGTGCCTGTGATGGGCAAATTCTTCAAATGCATCCCTGATACCAACACCAAGTTGTCATCCAGATCCAATCTATATACTGCTATCAACGACGAAAAATGTTACAAGTTCAACCGAACTGCCACATTTCTCGATCTAGCACCCGATGCTTATAGCAGATACAGTTTTTGGCTCGCTTTTGGTCTAACCCCTGATGAACAAATTGCCCTGGAATCTGAGTTCCGCCCTTTAAAGGTAGCTCATATCCTTACGGACATAGAGGAGGATGTTAGTCCTCTTCTATGGTCTGGGGCATGAACTGACCATTCACGACAACCATGGATGCTACGCCACAAGAACCCGAGCCACTACGACGACCTCGACCTGAGAGGCGATCACGTGAGAGAACTGAGGGAGGCTCTTATAAAGACGTTGCTACCAAAGCTGTTTACCAAGAAGGCGATTTGAAGAAGGAGATGGGACCTAGTGTGTCTGTGACAGTGGTTGGGGAAAATGTTGAATTTGTTCAACACTTCCACTTCTAGTTGGATTCTAGTCTTTAACATTTTGACTGGGATCTAGCTGTCATTAAATGTTCTGGTGAATCGTGCTGTCATAAACCTGACAGCTCCTCTCACTTCATTTTAACAGACCTTTGTTCCCGGGTTTGACGAACTTGCATATGAGTTAGTTGGGAATTTTCTTCTCTTTTGAAGATGATTCTCGCTAGTTAGTTGGCAATTTTCTTCGCCCCCGGCCCGAACTACACCTGGTTTTCATTGTATAGGAACTTATTTACGATGTCTGGGAATTTTGTCCACATTCATCATACTTATGATCCTGTACCTCTATTATTCATGTGGATAATAGTTATCCTTCTCATCGCTGTTATTGGAGCATTATCTAGCAACCCTCCTGAAAGAATTAACCAGTCTTTCAAAGAAGACCATTCTAAAATCCAGTACATCACGATCGGCGGCGGACAAACTACTACAAAGCATTCATAATGACACGAGGTGCAAACAAACGACAGAGGAGACGACGCAGTGTACCTAGGAACCAGTCCATGTATTCTACTACCGTTGTGAAGGCACCTGTGGCTTCTGGTAGTTTACTACGTCGGACACGTGTTCCTCAGATCCGAACCACCTCTGAAGGCACTATAATTAGTAATACGGAGCCGTTAGTCTCCATGGACATGCTAGCTTCTGGAGCTGTTCAGACCAAGCGATTGATCTTTCATCCTTCTGCGTTTCCTTGGCTTGCTAGTCTTGCTGGATCATATTCCCGATTCCGTTGGAAATTATTGGAATTTATATACATTCCCACTTGCCCTACTTCCACTGAAGGTTATCACAACCTTTATCTTGGGTATGATTTCCTGGATCCTGAGCCCACTTCGATGCAGCAAGCCGAAGAAGCATACCGCAGTATATCACATCCTATTTGGTCTGGGGCCGAAGGCGCAACTTCTATGCAAACTGGTAGGCATGGTGCTGGTGCTGTAGTATCCACCGTTGATACCACTCGTATCAACAACTATTACAGATTCACCACGCTTACTAGCTTTAACGCCCTTACAGCTATAAATAAGAATATAATGTGTCCGGGGTATTGTCAAAGCACCACAGTAAATGGTGCTCCTTTTGTCAATGCGGGTCGAATATACTGTAGGTACACCATTGAGTTGGTGGAACCTATTCCGTCTGCCCTTAACCCTTAACTAACAGTGATCCCTACTTAGTGGGTGGCCGCTCACCTAACGAGCACAGCGTATGTACGGAAGGCATACGTTGTATTTCCACCAGATCTGCTGGTGTAGGTTCCTTGTACTATGTGTGTCGGTAATCTTTCTGTATGCTCTCGACGAATCCTGGGAGACAGGCTTGACGAGTGGGGGTGGTTCCCTGCTGACGCATTGCTTGAGTTATACAGAAAGCTCTTATGTAACACATAGTAAAATCAAGTAGGCCCATGTGAAGACACATGGGGGGCCCTAGCTTGACTTCCCTCCTGAC